ACTTGGTCAGGTTCTGCTGGTAGGCCGCGTTGCGATCGAAGGACGTGTTGGTGTAGGCCGCCTGGGTGACGTGGTTGCTCCACATGATTGGGAGCCCCTTCACCCGGCCGATGGTGCCGCCGCCATAGGTGCCATTGGCCGACCCTTGGTTGAAGTCGGCATTGATCACCTTGCTGCCCTCGTTGAGGAAGTCGTACTCGTCGGGGGGCACGACAACCACCAGGTCATCCGTGGGGACATCCTTCTTCTGCATGGCGACCTTGATGTCGCCGATGACAGAAGCGAGCTCGTCCCCCTTGGCCTGCTTCGAGGCGGTGGCATAGCCGGCGCTGAGGGTCCGCGCGGTGCCGGTGCGGCCGGCATTGCTGGCCTTGTTCAGCGGCTCGGTGGTGCGCTTGGCCGCGGCATAGAGCACCCGGGCAATCCGGGCGTCCTTCTCGCGGGCCAGGGCCTCGCCCAGCTGGTGCATCATGTCCTGCCGATACTGCACGTCCTCCATGAGGTCGTCCAGGTCGTACACGGTGTCGGGCGCCACCAGCAGACCATCAAGATTGATGATCTCCTCGTTGCGATCCGAAGGTGCGTTGCTGGGGTTGGGGTTGTTGGCGTCCGTGGGGACGTTGGTGATCGGCGTGCCAGGGGTGTGATACCCAGCGGTGCGCCGGCCAGTCACCTTGAACCGAGCACTTTGGCCGCCCCGAATGGAGCGCTCTTTGACCCGGCCGGTGAAAACGGTTTTCCGATCGAAGGCGGTCAACACCTCCGACATGCCCAGTTTCAGGAACAGGGCGTAGTTGTCTGCGGCGTTGCCCTTAACTTGGCCAAGCCGCGAAAGGCTGATAGCGGTCACTGCAATGTGTACGGTGAGCCTCTGCTATCTCGACGGGTTCGCGGTCAGGGTGTCGGCCTAGGCCGGCCTGTGCTCTGCGTGAGTGCAGACGTACTCATGCACACCTTCTACACGAAGATTGGAGACCGTGCAAATTTCGCGTCGATGTAGCGCCGGTACTTCTCGTCCACCAGGTAGCGCTGCTTGCCGCCTTTGGTGAGCACCTGCTTGGCTTCCATCGCCTCCTCCTCGGTCTCGAACACATCCAGGGCAGGGTTGGCGGTGCCGCCGCTGGCCATCACCAGGGCCGGCTCCTTGTCGGCTGTGGCGAACTTGCCCTGCAACCAGCGCACTGCTGCCCGGGCTGCTGCAGGGTTGCCGGTGTTGACGGCCTCGTTGTAGTCGGACAGCTCGGCCTCGCTCAGGTTGGCCAGGGCCCACTGGCTGATCTCGGCGAACTTGGCATCGCCGCCCACCTCGACGCGGATCGCCGCGGCGTCCTCATCACTCAGGCCGGCGGTGGCGGGCTGGGCCTCGGCCGGGCGATAGGCCGACTCGTAGCGCTCGATCAGCGCCTCGGGCAGGCCCAGGGCCCCGGCCAGCTTCTGCCGCATGGCGCTGGTGTCCTCGCCCCGCTGCACAGCGGCATCCCACTGCACCAGGTCGATCCCCTCCTGCTCGGCGGCGGCCACCACGGTCTCGCCGTAGCCGGCCACGGCCTCCTCGCGGGTGAGCGTCTTGACCTCGGCGGGCTCGCTCGGTTGCTCGGTGGCGCGCTGACCAAACTTCCGCTGCAGCTCAAGGTGGGCCTTCTCCAGCTCCTCCTGGGTCTTGTACTTGCCGGCCAAGAGGCGCGGCTGCTGCTCCTGCTCGGCCTCCACCTCGTCGCCCTGCACCTCCAGGGTGGCGAAGTCAGGCGCAGCGACCGGGGCGGGCGGCTCCAGCGTGCCGGCGGCAAGGGCCCGGTCCTCCTCGGCGATCTCCTGCAGGAAACCAGCCAGGGCGTCCTTGTCGTAGCCAGGGCCGGCCAGGGCCAGCTGGTCGGGGGTGGGCTGGATTGGGGTGGCGGTCATTGGGCGGGTTCCTCAGTGGGTTGTTGCATGTCCTGAACGGTGGCCGCGGCGGTGGCCAGCTTCTGCGGATCCGCCACTGGCGATTGCAGCAGCGCCTGCTGCTGGGCGGCCTGCTGGGCAGCGGCCTGCTCCTCGGCGATCTGCTGCTGAGTCTTGATCAGGCCCACGGTGTCGATGCCCATGGCCGCCGCCAGCCGGCTGATCAGCTCGGTGGGCATCAGGTATTGCAGCGTGCCCTCGGGGGTGATCGTCTGTTGCAGGATCTGCATGAAGCGGGCGTGGCGCTCCAGGTCGTTGCCCCGGCCCACTGCCGCCAGGCCCACGCTCACCACCGGCTTGATCGAGTCATCCGGCAGCGGCGGCAGGCCGCCGGCCTTGGTGAGCAGGTGCAGCTTGCGGCTGATGTAGGGGTACTGGAACTCGGTCGTGAGGATCGAGTAGACGCTGCCCAGGCTGTTCTCGATCTGCTGGGCCTGCAGCCGCACCTCCTCGGCGGTGGTGCGCTCGCTGTCGCGCACATCGGTAAGCATGAAGGCGGTCGCCAGCCGGGCCTGCACCCGCTGCAGCCGCTGCTCAGCCACGGCCAGGTCGCTGCCCTTGCCCACCTGCACGGCGGTGATGTCCTCCGGATTGCCGGTGAGGCAAGCGCCGTTGGCCGCCTCGTTGAACTGCTTGGCAGTGACGGCAGCGCCGGGCTTGGCCAGGAACTTCACCATGGCTGACACCAGCGCTCCCTCGGTCAGGGCCCGGGTGAGGGCGTTCGCGGTCTGCAGGTCCGCCATGCACGCGGCCTCGACATAGCCGGGGCTGTAGTCCTCGGCGTCGATGCGGAACATGCGCAGCGGGATCCACGGCGCCACGTCGCGGGGTGCGCGGCCCTCACTGCCCTCGATGCGGTGCCCTTTGAGCTCCTGATACCAGCGGCACTTGTCCTTCTCCCAGCGGATGTGGGTGTAGACCCTGACCATTCGCTCGTCGGGCTGCTCCTCCCGCCCGCCGCCGGGGAGGTCCTCGTAGGCGGCATCCATCGGCTCGGCCTTGTCGAGGATCTCGCGGGCCGCCTCGGGCAGCTCATCCGCCGGGATCCGCTCGCAGGCGATTGCTTCGAGCGGCTTACCCATCGGGTCGCGCCGCAGGACATAGCGGTAGAGGTTGAACACCTTGCACCCTTCCTCGGGCACATAGGCCATGCAGTTGCCGGCCACGATCAGGTGCAGCAGGGCCTCATGCAGCGCGGTGCGGTCGTTGCTGGTCTCGATGCTGCGCAGCACCGCCCGTTCCATCAGGCCCAGGGTCTTGTCGATCTGGGTCTTGAGCTCAGCGATCTGCTCGGGGCCCATCCCCATTGCCGCGGCTTCCGCCTGCTGGCGGGCAAACTCCATGTCGTCGTGGACGAACCGGAAGAAGCTCTCGGTGGGCGGCAGCAGGGCCAGCAGCAGCCGGCTGGCGATGTTGTGGACGCCCCGCTGGCCGATGCCATCCCACGGGTGCTGGATCTCCTCCATCGACTGCGGCTGGGGTTCGCCATCAGATGGCAGCAGCCAGGGCAGCGTCAGCGCTCCAGCCTTCCGCCCACGGTCGATCCAGTGGTTCCTGGCGGGTTCGAGCTTTTTGTAGCGGGCTTCTGCTGTCATGCGCCGATGTTCAGGCCTGCGCCTGCGCGGCTCTGGCCATTGATGGTGAGGCTGGCGCGGCGGGGCGCGGGTGCCGTTGGCGCCGTTGCCGTGGTCAGCGCTGCGCCGCTGTTGGCTTGCTGGCTCACATCGGTCATGTAGGTCTGGCTGGCAGCAGCTGCGTTGGCCTGCTGCTGTTCGGTGATGCGCTGCGCCTCAGCGGCTGCGGCAGCAGCGGCCTCGGCCGCGGCGTCGATCTGCGCCTGGAGCTGCGCCTGGAAGTCCTGCTGCTGGGCGTTCATGTCCTGCTTGACCTCCTTCAGCTCAGCCGTCTGCTGCTTCATTTCCTGCCGGGTCGGCCCTTGCTGGACGACCTTGGGAGGCTGGGGGGATCCCATGCACATAATCAATACCCTCCGATGTTGAGGCCCGCTGACGCCGACGATCGGGGGCGGGGTTTGCGGTCGATGCGCAGGCTGCGCTTGCCTTCTGCGGGGTCCATGCCCTGGCGGCTGTCGCCAATCACGGGCGCCTTGGCAGTGGGCTCGGGTGGGGGTGTGCCGATCAATGCGGCCATGCGCTGCGCATCTGCAGCAGTCGCGTTGGCGGCTGCCTCCTGCGCGGCGAGCAGTTGGGTCTGCGCCGCTTGCTGGCCGGCCAGGGCCTGGTTGAGGGCGTCCTGCGCCATCAGCGTCTTGCCTTGCATCTTCGATTGCATCAGGCCGATCTGCCGATCAGCCATGCGGTCAAAGCGCTCGTAGTCGGGCACGGTGATCGTGGCCCGCGGCGGCGATGAACCCATGCACATCAACCCAGGCCCCCTTGCTGTTCGGCGTGCCAGCGCCTGATGCAGTCCACGACCGACTGCTCGCCGATCCAGTGGTCGATCTCCCGATGGCTCATTGAGCGATCAGGCTTTCGTCCAAAGGTGTCGTCCAGCCTGGCAATCAGTTCGTCGGAGACGAGTGGAAACACTGCATCCATGCAGACATCGCTACGTTACCGGCGGCTCCCACAGGCGGACAGTGCCGGTGGCCAGGTCGTATTCGCCAGGCCGGAGGATGCGTGCGCAGCGGGCTTGGGTGATGGCGTAGCGCTCGTCAAGGCCCTTGGATTCGTAGGCCCGCTTCACCATCGCCCACAGGTCGGCCTCGTCGCTGTGACCGGCCAGCCACTTCTCCGCTGTCTTGGGCCCGAACCCTGGGCACCCTGGGTAGTTGTCGCTGGCGTCACCCGTCAGCACCTGGATGTAGAAGTTCCGGTCCGCTACATCCCTGTCCACCGCGATCATCTCCCCATTGCGGAAGTGGAAGCCGGGGAGGGTGAGCATGTCCTTGTCGATGGAGCAGATCACGTCGCCTTCTTCGTAGAGGACGCCAAGCACGTCGTCCCCCTCGATGTCGGGCAGCTCGATCACCTCCCACCCGCGGGAGACAGCGGCATTGGCGACCCACTCCTTCAGCTTGCGGTAGCCGGCCGGCTTGCGGTGCTTCTTCCGGTTTGCCTTGTAGGCGGGCCACACCCCGTAGCGGAAGGACACGCCAGCGGAGAACACCAGCACCGGCCTGAGGCCGGGGAGGCTCTCCATGATCTCGGCGATCGAATCCTGGAACAGGGCCTGCGCGTCGCCGTGGCGGCAGATGTAGGTCCAGTCATCAGGGGCCCACTCGGCTTCCATTTCGCACGCTGCAGCGGCGCGGAACAAATACACCTCGGTGTCAATCAGGGCTTTCACTCGACCACCTCCGCTTCACACCCGGGCCAGCGGTTCCGGCAGTACATGATCGCCTTGCCACGGGTTGGGGCAGGGATCGTGATGATCATCTGAGGATTGTCAGGCAGCTTGACCCGCAGCCGGTACAGCCTGGCCGACTCCTTGGGTTTGGGACGGCTGAGGCCGGGGCCGATCTTCGGCTTGGGGTCCTCAAATGCGTAGCGCTTTGGTTCGCTCCAGCCCATCATTTGTGCTCCGCAATCTCCAGCGCCCTGCGGCACCGGCGGCGTAAGTTCCGTGCCCAGGCGCACATCGTCAATAGTTTCATGGCTGGATTAAAGGGTTTTAGAATTAAGTGAATACTGTTCATCTGTGCTCCATCGCAAGGACGTGCTCAAGCGCCTGCACGTAGCCATCCCACCAGCGTTCGCTGTAGCTCTCCTTCTGTTTCGCGAGGCGCGGCTTCTCCAGTGCGTCTGCTTTCAGCCGAACGACAGCTGATCGTTCGAGGTCGAGCCGGTCGTCTTGGTTGCTGGGCATGGCTGGATGTTGCGGGGGTCGTGGATGTTGATGGTCTGTTGATTGCTGCCGCGCACCAGCAGGACCATGCAGCTGCGGGTGCGGGTGGTGACCACCTGGCCGCTGCGCCATCCGCCTTGGTAGTGGACGCGCACCGGCTGGCCGACCTCGTACTCAGTGGGCCAGGTCATGGTTGCCCTTCCTCCGCACCGGGCAGCGGTAGGGCGTCCCATCGTGCCCAGTGAGTCCATCCACCGCCAGCAATGATGCGGCCCAAGGTGTTTGATTCCAGGCCCAACATGCTGAGCTGAGACCACTCCCAGCCACCGTCAACACACTTTCCAGCCCAGGCCCAATGTGTCGCATCCGGTTCGCCTGGCCACGGTGCGCAATCCTCCGGCCCCGGCAGCCGCTCCGCCACGGGCACCGGCTTGGTGGTGGGGCGGGCGTAGCGGGTGAGGATGGCGCCACATAGATCGGCAACATCTTCGGCGCAGACATTGCCGATCAGTCGCGCAGTAGGTTCCCAGCCGAAAG